TAAACCCGATAAAAAGAAAGGGTTTCTTGGTAAAGCAAAGGATGCTTTATTACCTGATGCTACTGAACAAGCCGCTTTGCTGTCCAGCATGGTCAGATTGGGTGTACTTGTGTGGTCCGGGGGAATATTGACTCTTAATTATGTTGCTATTCCAGGAATACCACAACAAAAAATAGATCCGACTTTTATAGCTTCAGTTTTTACTGGAGTTTTAGCTAGCTTCGGAATTCAGACCGCTTCTAAGAAGGGGGATGGTACTATGAAAATGCAGAACGGTGGTGCTAATGGTGCTATCACTAAGCAAGACATGGAGAAGTTGTTAGCGAAGTCTGGTAACAATGGAACTGTTCAAACAATTAGAGTTGAACAAGCTCCTCTTAAGATTACTACCGACGATACTTATAAATTGTAAGGAAAAAATTATGCAAAAGATAGTAAATGTACTTGCTGTTGCGTCTGCTGTTGTATCTGTTGCCGTTGTTGGCACTGGTGCTTACGTTTACGTTAATAAAGACGCAATCGTAGACGATGTTAAATCAAAGGTACAAGACGCAGTACTAGGATCACTTGGTGGTCTTGGTGGTGGAGTACCTAGTGTTGGTGCTGACTCACTTCCTCTAGGAAGTAATGATCTTTCACCTACAGCACCACAAAAATCTGCGCCAGAAGGACCTAAGTCTCCTGCTGTGGGGATGGGTATTCCTAACTAATGGATATTCAGAAGATAGCAACCTACGGCAGCGCAGCTGCTGTCGTAGGAACTGGTTCGCTGGTTGGTGGTAACTTTGCCATCGATCAAGCAACTGGTGGACCAGAGAAAAGAATAAAAGCACAGGCAACTGAACTCCAACTCATTGTGAGAGAAGAAGTTCGTAGTGCTATAGCAGAGATGTTTCCTAGTTCTACTGGTGGCGTTGTAAGGCAAGGTGGTGTTCCCGCCAAAGATTATCGTAAGGAGGTTCCTAAATGAAAGACTTTAAAATTCCAGTAGCAGTACTCACATTCCTAGCAGCACAGTTAGGTGGTGCTGTATGGTGGTCATCGCAAATTGATGGTAGGGTTGGTAATCTAGAAGAACAAAGTTTAAACATTGCCAAAGAGAATAGAAGATATATCTCCGAGGTTATCATTCCATCCTATGAAATCAGTGACAGTTGGGACAATCCACATCATAATAACTGGTTGAAATCAGGTGGCTGGAAAGACTAATAATGTCTGATCCAGTTCGCTACATACCAAATATTCAGATACATACTGTTGGTAATAATGTTCCTTATATTCCACGTTGGATTAACAATCAACCCAGCGTGGATTATTTAATGAGACCTGTTGTTGTTAATATTGGTATTCCTATTATAGACATGCCAGGTTGTGTTAAAGCACACACGGAAGAGAACAGGAAGACAAAACTTTTACCTCAGCTGGCTGATGATGATCCTAAAGAGATTATGACTTTGTGTCCTGATGGGTACTATCCATCATACGATGCAATGAATTATGAACCAGATCAGTTAATAATTACAAGAGAACAGAAAGCACCTCCCGTAGCACCTCCTGAAGATCCTCCAGGTGCTCCTGAAACGCCCGATACTGGTGATGTTGCACCAGAAGGTGACCCAGAGTGTCCTGGACCTACTGCGCCTCGTATAGGAGATGTTGCACAGAATAAAAAAGAGAAAGTATCTGGATTTGAATTAGTAGATACTCCACGAGGTAAAGTTTGTGAAGTTCTTTACGAAGATATTGGTGTAGTAGAAGCATATTTACCTGCTCCTCAAGTAGTAACAACTACGGCGACGATTGCTGCGGTGGCCACTGGATCGGCCCTCCTAGCAAAGCCGCTGGCTGATCTTTTGATGAAGGTTGTGAAACCTGTGATAAAGAAAGTGATGACGAAGATTCAGACGATTCTTGGGAAGACTCCGTACCGCCCGACTCAGGCTGAGTTGAAGACGAATGAGTATCGGTTGAAGAAGGGTCTCCTGGAGATAAATTTTGCGAAGCAGCACTCGAAGAAGAAGAAGTAGAAAGATTGTGCATGTGTGGTGCTACTACACCAGCAGGATTTATCAACATAACATCAGCACATACACTATAGTATGGTGACTTAGGATGGAACATGATACCTTGCTGTTTGAGTTCTCCACAGTTTTTAAGTCTCGCGATCTCAAAATCTAATCTCTTATTAGAAATTGTTTGATTTACTAATGCTATTTGACTAGCAACTGCTTCTTTACACTGGGCTTGTAATGTTTTATCCAATGGACGTGACCATGTAGCAGACACACCTATTGAAAGGTTATAATTCTCTGTCTGATTGGTACGTGTTGGAACGTAGTATAATATATTTCCTGGATTATCTATCTGTCCGTCATCATCAGCATCATGTATGTCATAGACGGGATCATCATAGTATCTTTCAAAGGGTCGCTTGAAAGCACCACTACCAGTAACATAGGGAGTGATGTTCATGGTAGCACCTTGACATTGTATACCACCACCATAGGTGTTAGTTATATACGGACCTTGTAACACCTGTATGGCTTGATTGGTTACTGAGCCTGAAGAGTTGGCAATAGGATTAGCAGTCGCTGATACACCACCAACGTCTGCTGCTAATGATACGGTAGGACTTAGTAAAGATAGTACTAACGTACCTATTGTTGGAAAATACTTGTTGTGTCGGTGACGCTTGTTATGGTACTGGTTCTCTGAATTACGGTGTGCGTCTGAAGCCCGGGGCCGCTGTAATGTTCCGTGAATTGAAACGCTGCGCCCGGAGTCGTCTGCACATAAGTTGGTTTGTTTCCTGTTGATAAGTCTAATCCAGTCCATGTTGAAGTCACACCATTAGTGGTTACATTTTGATTAGTCACACCATCAGGTGCGACTGCCGATGATCCTGCTTCTAACTCAACCCCTGTCCCAGAGACAGAATAAGTCCAGCCTGTAGCATAATCCATCGAATTTATCGTCTCCGTTACGGTAGACGTTGTTTCAGTATGGCTCGTCATCGAGCCCTGCGTGAAGTTAGGGACCACAGGCACTGCATGTGCGGCAGAACCGCACAAGAGTAGTGTCGTTATGGCTAACTTCCTAAACACCTTATCTAATTTGTAGTTCAGTTACGAATTGACCAGTTGTATTTGTGCCAGCACCACCACCAACTGCTGTCAGAGTATGTGCTGAGGTTACAGTACCTGTACCAGTACCAGTACCAACAGCTGTTGCTGTCTGGTTGGAGTAGTCACTAAGAGCACCTACAGCTGGAGCAGTAGTTTCAATTACGTCACCCTGTATGAATGATTGGCTAAAACTATACGCACCGCCAGCAGTTGTTGTACTTGCTATACCTACAGAGCCTTGTCCGACTCCTGATGTGAGTGTACCTAGACCACCGACTTTATTATCGGGAGTGTTACCACCACCAACGTCCATTGTGACACCAGATCCAGAAACGGTATACGTCGAACCGATTCTTTCAGCTGTATTATAGGCAGCACCCGTATGTAAGTTCACACTTGATGTCATTCTATGTGTGATATCCGCAAAAGCAGGACTAGAAAAACCTGCCAATAATAGTATAGGTAATAATTTTCTCATTTTCTAGACAATAATACCATATGTATTTATGAGTATAATTTCTTGTTGTAGAAATGGTACAACTGTACTCCTCTATGGGTGGTGTACGGTTATCCCAAGTTATGAAGTGAGTACAAATACTTGACAGAAATTTTATCTTTGCTATATAATATTGTTACGTTACTTAACAAATCTTTAATGACTGTTACAACTGAAGATGGTGGAAGACAGAATATGTTTGCCACTGAGCCTCAAATCGAAGTACTACAATCGGATAAAACAATGAACGAACAAGCAGAACTAGCCAACGGACGTTGGGCAATGATAGGATTCATGGCTGCCATCGGATCTTATGTTACAACTGGACAGATAATTCCTGGTATATTCTAAGGAATCTTCCTATTCTAATCGTAACAAAACTAAATAGTTACTCGTATTTTATTTCAGTATCTAAACAAATGGGCGACCTCGCTGCTACAACTGATTCAGTATCACCAATCTTTGCAATCTTATGGGTGTTCTATCCTATGGGTGCTCTAGTATTGATGGAACTTATTATGAGAGCATTGTCTGATGATGACGATGATGATACAAGTGGTGGCAAAGGGATTAGGATTCGCCAACAAGAAATGGTTCCAGTCCCATTACCTTCAGGAGCATAATGCAAGCATTGATAATATTCATGTCCTTCTTGGACTTCATGTTCTATCCTACTGTTGTGGCAACAATCGTTGCAGTTATAATTGAGCAGATAGTAAGAAGAATAAGTAATCCAGAGTGGGATGCAGATTTAAAACTGATTAACAGGACAATGGGAATCAGAAAGTTTTTCTATAGACAAGCAGTGATCGTTAATATCCTGTGGTTCTTGGGGTATTTTGTCATAATGGTAACAATGGGTAGACATTCACCTCAAACACCTGATATGATATGGCAGGGATAACTACGATAGCCTTATTATTAAATGCCATTCCACCACAGTCTAGAGATTTGGTGGAGTTTGGTTTTTTTATGGGAGTTGGAATTACAGCAGGTTCTCTTGGCTTACTGTAAATGACTTTCATTCTCAATAAGTAAGAAGTTTTTCTCAATAAATAAAAGATACTTACTTGTGAAAAAATGGCTACAATCACTTTGAAAACACCTGATGGATCAACTGAGACATTTGAGTGTGATGCCGATACTCTTATACTTGATGCACTAGAAGAAGCAGGGTTGGATCATCCATCTTCCTGTCGTGCTGGTGCATGTTCTTCGTGTGCTATGAAGCTTGAAGAAGGAACAGTTAATCAGGAAGAGCAGTCATTTTTAGATGACGATCAATTAGAATCAGGTTATGTCTTAACTTGTGTTGCGTATCCTGAGTCTGATGTTACCCTACTCGCAGAACAAGAGGAGAATTTATACTGATGCTACACATGAGAGAAACATTAAAGAAAGCACTCCTAGCACATGCTAATGGAGAGATTCAAAAACATAGAGCTAACGTCGAAGTATACTTTGAACATCCAGTAGGTGTTGGAGAGCACCCTGATATTACTGGTGCAATTGGTCAAGAGTTAGATGCTATTGCACGTTATCATGATCAAATAGAAGTTTTAAAGGAGTATTTTTAGGGTTAGTGTATTTTATTGAAACATATAATGAGTCTGTCTCACCAGATGATTGCCAAAAGATAATAGATTATTTCGAGAGCAACCCTGACAAACATGTTCAAGGTGTCTATGCCATTGATGGTGAAGTCACTGTGGATCGTTCTGTCAAGGACTCTACTGACATGGCTATGAATCTTGGCGATGATAATGTATGCAATGAAATTCTTATACCTGTAATTAATTTCTGTACAGAACTATACAGGGAAAGTTATCCTGCTGTAGATAAGATATCTAATTGGTCTTGTGATCCAAAGTATAATATCCAAAGGTATTATCCTAATCAAGGATACTTTGCTTCTCATTGTGAGGATTCAAGTAGAGAATGTAATAGGGTTATGGGATGGAGTCTCTATCTCAGTACCGTTACTAATGGTGGGTTCACAGTCTTTGATAACTATAATTTAAAAATTGATTCAGCAGCAGGTAAGTTCTGTATTTTCCCTGCCTACTGGACACACATGCATCGAGGAGTTCCTAGTCCAGATCAAATAAAATATATTATTACTGGATGGTATCAATACAGTGATGATCAGGGGTTTCCTCAAGATGATGACCAGTTCCACTTTAAAAGTTGGAATGATTGACACGATTATGAAGTTGTGTTAATATAAATACGACGGGTGTAAGGGCAACTTCAATAAGACCCCCCGCTGATACAATGGGGCTGAGTATAAACAGCATATGTATCTCACCTCTTACTTCCCCCCTAACCAAGACCATGGGGTCATAATGTCTTATCATACAAGTAAATTAACGCCCTATTAACTCAATGACAACTCTTCAAAAGAGAGACAGCGCATTGCTAGGTGGATGGGACGAGTTTTGTAAGTGGGTAACATCCACGGACAATCGCTTATATGTTGGTTGGTTCGGAGTCCTTATGATTCCATGTCTT